CTTCTCTAAAAAATCATCGCTTGCGTCCCATAAAAAGAAACACAAATAAAAAAGGGTGGGTTTCCCCTTTTTTATTATTTTATCGTTTTTTATTTTGTTTCGTAATACGTATTTAATTCTTTATGTATTTTTTATAAAGGTGTAAACAAATTAATTTATATATTAAAAAGTAAACGACGAAAACGTTTTGCCTCTCTATAATATGTCATTCTTTTACGATTTCCTTCTCTACAATTATTATTATGCTTTTCTCTATTATTAGCAACCCATCTATAAATATGTTTTTTATTTTGTTGATATGATACTGGCATTCTTGATTATTATTTGTTTGTTTGTTTATTTGTTATAAGTTACCTTTGTATAAAAGCATTTCAATTTTTTATATTTACTTAATTATTCTTTTATGTCTACAATAATTAATAATTAATAGACCATCTCTCCAAAATTATTCTGTGTCAACACAAATATATAAAAATACCCTATATATTAATTATTCTTTTTTGTCTACAATAATTAATAATTAATAGACCATCTCTCCAAAAAATATTCTGTGTCAACACAAATATATAAATAATAGACCATCTCTCCAAAATATTTTCAAGCGCCGATTTTAAAATAATGTAAAAAATGTGTAAGTAAAAAATTATAAATAAATAAAGTATTTACTAGGGTTCGTAGAATTATTAATAATATTTAATACTAAATTTTTATTTTTATTTTTAGTATGATTAATATTTTTATGATAAAAAATAGGTTTTTTATATTTTACAACAAGAATATTAAATATACTTTGGTCTGCGGTATGATGGTAGGTTACTAAAGGATACTTAATCTCGTTGTCTGTATAACATGAAAAATATACCCAATCATTAATAAAACTATTATTTAAATCGCATTTTTTAAATAAAAACCACGAATTTAATACATGTGGTTTGCTTAAATATTGATTATTATTTTTATCTGGAATAATTTTATTCCATATTATAATATTATCACAACATTTAAAACTGTTATTTAGTACATCATCTCCAATGCTCCCTGCTATACATAATTGTTCATTTACAATATCACACAATTTATCTATATTTTCATTAAATCCAGTTGGAAAATATTGAGAACAATCAACATAATATAAAATGTCGTCCTCCTTCATTTTATCATAAACATCTTTTACTATAAATGCTTTCCAAGCATTATAATATCCATCTCTTCTACCATCATTATTTATCGAAGGTAAATCCTTTATAAGATTAAACCATTCATTTTGTTTAATTTTTTTTAAATTATAGTCATGAATAATTAATTGTTTTTGTGTATATTTATGTATTGATTCTATTGTGTATTTTTTTGTTGTATCAAACGGTTCATTATTAGAATACAATACTAAATGTATGCTCATTTTATATAGTATTAACAGATAAATAATCAAAAAATAAAATAACAACATAAAAGATTTATTAATATACATTTTTATATTTATTATATATGATAAAATCGGCGTTTGAAATGAGAAAAGGTGTAAAATCCATAATACTTTAAATAAATAATAGACCATCTCTCCAAAATTATTCTGTGTCAACACAAATATATAAAATACCCTATATATTAATTATTCTTTTATGTCTACAATAATTAATAATTAATAGACCATCTCTCCAAATTATTCTTTTTTTGTCTACAACAATTAATAAAATAATAGACCATCTCTCCAAATTATTCTGTGTCAACACAATTAATAAAAAATATACCATCTCTCCAAAAATATTCTGTGTCAACACAATTAATAAAATAATAGACCATATCTCCAAAATATTCTGTGTCAACACAATTAATAAAATACTATCCATCTCTCCAAATTATTCTTTTTTTGTCTACAACAATTAATAATTAATAGACCATCTCTCCAAATTATTCTTTTTTTGTCTACAACAATTAATAAAATACTATCCATCTCTCCAAATTATTCTTTTTTTGTCTACAACAATTAATAAAATAATAGACCATCTCTCCAAAAATATTCTGTGTCAACACAATTATATAAAATAATAGACCATCTCTCCAAAAATATTCTGTGTCAACACAATTATATAAAATAATAGACCATTTCTCCAAAAATATTCTGTGTCAACACAATTATATAAATAAAGACTATAGATTAATTATTCTTTTTTGTCTACAACAATTAATAATTAATAGACCATCTCTCCAAATTATTCTGTGTCAACACAATTAATAAAATAATAGACCATTTCTCCAAAAATATTCTGTGTCAACACAATTATATAAAATAATAGACCATCTCTCCAATTTATTCTGTGTCAACACAATTATATAAAATAATAGACCATCTCTCCAATTTATTCTGTGTCAACACAATTATATAAAATATATCCAATAGATTTAATTATTCTTTTTTTGTCAACACAAATATATAAATAATAGACCATCTCTCCAAAATTATTTTGTGTCAACACAATTAAATAAAAAAGGGTGGGTTGCCTCTTTTTTATTTGTTTTTTATTTACTATACGTCGTGAAATTAATACATAATCAACCCAACCACAACGTCACTATTATTTATTTACCTCCGGTTATTTAGATGGGTTGTTATATTAGTTGCCCATAATTGAAGATTTGTATGATTTTCATTTATTCTTTCCTCTAGTTTTTTCGCAATTCCAAAAATAGTTGTATGATTTTCATTTATTTTGTTCTCTAGGAGTGTCACAGTTTCAAGAATAAATTTATTATTTGTGTGTTTTTGTTCATCAATTTTATTTAAACGTTTATAAAGCGCATCAAGAACCACCTCATTTGTGTGTTTAACTATTCTATCCAAACGGTCATTAATCCCCTTATAATTCACCTCAACGTCTACCTCTATTTTATCCAAACGTTCATCAATCTTCTCATTTTTTTCATCTATTTCATCAAAACACTCATAAATATACTTGAATATTTCGTCTAGTTCATAACCGTTTTCATCAACTATTTTTCCATCTATTTCATCCAAACGTTTATCAATCGCCTCGAGTTTTTTATCTATTATTTTTCCATTTATTTTATTCAAACGTTCATCAATCTCCTCATTTTTTTCATCTATTTGTCCATCTATTTCATCCAAACGATTATCAATGACCTCAAGTTTCCGATTAATATCGGGAATAAGGTCATTTTCTAAAACGTCGATTTGATGTTTATATTTTTGATTATTAGTTTTAGTTTCATTCAATTCGTTTTCAAGAATGTTTATTTTATTTTTATGTTGTTTAATTTCTTCCTCCATAAGTTTTATTTTATTGTTGGTATAATCCATAAAATTCATTATTAAATTATTCATCTTACTTAATTTTTCATCCATTTCAAATTTAGTTACTGTTGACATTCTTTTCTATTTGTTATTTGTTTGTTGTTAGTAATCTTTGTATAAAAGACATTTCAATTTTTAGTAACCAAAATATTAAATACTAATATAATAAAAATAAAATGCTTTTATAATAATAATTAATAATTACTAGACCATCTCTCCAAAATATTCTGTGTCAACACAAATAAACAAATAATAGACCATCTCTCCAAAATATTCTGTGTCAACAACAATTAAATAAAATATATCCAATAGATTTAATTATTCTTTTTTGTCTACAATAATAAACAAATAAAAGACCATCTCTCCAAAATATTCTGTGTCAACAACAATTAAATAAAATATATCCAATAGATTTAATTATTCTTTTTTGTCTACAATAATTAATAAATAATATACCATCTCTCCAAAAATATTCTGTGTCAACAACAATTAAATAAATAATATACCATCTCTCCAAAATAATTCTGTGTCAACACAAATATATAAATAATATCCAATAGATTTAATTATTCTTTTTTTGTCTACAACAATTAATAAAAATACCCAATAGATTTAATTATTCTTTTTTTGACTACAACAATTAAATAAATAATAGACCATCTCTCCAAAATTATTCTGTGTCAACAACAATTAATAATAATATCCAATAATTTAATTATTCTTTTTTGTCAACACAAATATATAAATAAAAGACCATCTCTCCAAAATTATTCTGTGTCAACACAAATATATAAATATATCCAATAGTTTAATTATTCTTTTTTTGTCTACAATATTTTTAATAAAATTGAATTTGATATAATAATTATATTTTATTATAACTTTAATAATGCCATCTAAACAAGAACTATTAAATAAATGCAAGGAATTAAACCTAAAAGGAATAACTGGAAAAAATAAAGATGAGTTAATTAAAATATTAGAATTAAAAGGAATTATATTTGAGGCTGATATTTTATTTATTAAACCAGAAAATGTAAAACAACAAGAAAACCCATTAAATCAATATATGTATGATTTAATGAATGAATTATGTAGTTTAATAAAAAAGGATATGAAACGGAAGGTGTGTCCAAATTGTCACGAATTAGGACACGATAAGGCATCAAATACATGTATAATAAATATAAAATTGGATAATATAAATAGAGAAAAAATTAAACAATATATTATTTTAAATCCGGAGTGTGATGATTCGCAAATATCCGAAGTTCTTGGAATTAATATAACTAAATATAAAACATTATACAATTCAATTCCGTTAAATGAAATATTAGAATCGCAAGAAATAACAGAAGAATATTTTGATAAGGTATTAAACTATTCTAGATATAATTGTTCTTTATGTAATAAAATACAATACAACTCAAATATATCATCCAGAGAATGGAAAGAAAATAAAAATGTATGTGATATTTGTTGGGTTCAGTTTGAATCTGATAGGGATGTTTTATGGAAACAAATAATGGATTATTTTATAATTAATAAATGTAATATTTGCAATATTGAAAAAACACATAAGAGTCAACGTTTTCATTACGATCATATTAATATGTTTAATAAAGAATCATCTATTTATGAAATGGTAAATAGAGGTGATGATATAAATTTAATAATACATGAATTAAATAAATGTCAGCTTGTTTGTATATCTTGCCATTCAATAATAACACATATGGAACGTAAATTTATTTTTACAAAAATAAAAATAAATTTAAATAAGCAACTCAAACGAAATACAATAACAGAAGAACAATATAATTTAAAATGTGATGAGTATAATATACTTTATAAAAATAAAATGTCGTATGTTTATGAAATGTTGCGAAGTAAAAAGTAATAGGTGTATTGGTGTTATGTTTATAAAATATTAAATTATGTTTGTTATGTTAGTATATTATGTTTATTTTAGTATGGTATGTATTATTTATTTATTTTTTATTAAATGCGTATCATAAAAGGTTATAATATGTTTGTTTATTTATTTATTTTTATAAG